TGTAAAGTTAAGCCGATGATTGTGATGCAAATTGCAAAGACTGCAAGAATGCAGATTGATTGAAAAACCACAGACTTAATCGTGGTGAATTTTTTAGCGTTCTGACGCTTAACACACTCAGCAATGAATGCCTTGTGTTCTTCGTTGACTACGCTTGATTTTGTATTCATATCAAGCCCCAATTTCTTTAGCATGAACGTGAGTGTCACAGGCAACTAAAAGCATAGTTTTGTACTTGCTCCAAAACTCCAAAGCATTACTGTCCATGATCTTAATTTCTTCATCAGTGAAGTTTTTCCACGCTTCTACAGAGTGATTTTGGCAACCAATTCTCATAAACCCTGTTCCACTGATAAAAACAGCCCAGCGTAAGCCATTGATGATTAGTGGAGTATTTTTCGCATCCTCAAGATTCGCACCCCGAAGATTCGCACCCCGAAGATTCGCACCCCGAAGATTCGCACCCCGAAGATTCGCACCCTCAAGATTCGCACCCTCAAGATTCGCACCATCAGCAATAGCCGTTTCCAGCGCATGTCGAGCAATCATTCCCGATTCCATTCCCTCTGGAATATCGCAAGAGAAAAGAACCTCGCCAGTGAAGCGGTTTTTAATTTCGTATTTTTGTGTCATAATGACCTCGTTGTGTTGAAGCCCTGATGCCGTAGTAAGTTGTCAGGGCTTTTTTGTGTTTACGAGATCAAATATAGAATATTCTATTTATATTGTCTATAGATAATTCTATATATCTATCTAAAGCTGTTGACTACATATAGAATATTCTATATTTTATAAGCAGCAGATAGGAGGTGTTTATGTCTACCGAACTCTTAAAACAAGCTGTTGATTATTTTGGAAACCAAAAAAAGGCAGCTGATGCGCTTGGTATTACACAACCAACATTAAACCACTCTCTATCCACTGGCGTTGTGTCAGCGGAGGTGGCTTTGCGTATCCAAAAAGCAACTGGTGGAAAATTTAAAGCCGTTGATTTACGCCCAAGCTTAAAGCGCGACTTTGTTTCTATCAGTGTCGCATAAGTACGGAGTCGAACGTGATAAGCCAAGACTCAAAACCCACAAACGAGAAAGGCCCAACCGCTGTAACGGTCAAGCCTTTGTGTTCAAAAATGGAGAAGCCAAAATGAACATGCCAATTTTAACACAGTTTGGAAATTCTGAACAAAAAACTATGTCGAGTCGCGTTATTGCCAACTTGACAGAAAAGCGTCATGACCACGTTAAGCGTGATGTTGAAAACATGCTTGGGCAGCTTGGTTTAGATATCCCCAAATTTGGGGGCATCTATTTTGATGCTCAAAACCGACAACAAACCGAATATTTGTTAGACGAAGAACTAACAATGACTTTAGTCACTGGTTACAACATTGTTTTGCGTAATCGAGTGATTAAACGCTGGAAAGAGTTGGAGCTACAAGCAAGCCTACCATCCTACATGATTGCCGACCCAATCGAACGCGCTAAAAAATGGATTGAAGAAGAAAAGCAAAAACAGCTCGCTATTCAAGAGCGCGACCACGCTATCGCAACCAAAGCTGAAATCGGTAGCCGTCGTGAAGCAACTGCAATGTCTACAGCGTCCAAGTACAAGCGCAAAGCTGAAAAACTAGAAGCACTGGTGGATGAGTCACAAAGCTTCGCAACCATTAAAAAGGTTCAAGCACTCACTGGTGGCACTTATGACACCTACGCGCTTCGTCGCCACAGCAAAGCAAATGGACTAGAAATCCAAAAAGCCGAAGATGCCAACTATGGCAGCGTGAACTCATATCACAAAGACGCATGGTTAGCGGTTTACAACATCAATCTTTCTTCAATTCGCGGGGTGTGAATCATGAGCCATCAAATATTAGCAGACATTGAACTAAATCGAAAGATTAGTTTGTTTCAAAAAGCGGTTGAGGCTTATGCGCTTAATCGGACACTCGAAAATTCCCAAGCAGTAGCAAAAGCTAAAGCTGACTTGACTTGGCTTGTTTTGTGTGGGGTGGCTGATGAACATAGGCATTGATTTTGAAAAACTAACAGAAAAGGCAGTCATTGTGACCGAAAAGTACTCCAGAACGCCTAATTTCGTCATTGATGATATGTATATGGCGCAGCTTAGCGATAAGGCGTTCAAGTGCTACATGTTCATTTTGCGTCAAACTGTGGGCTTTAATCGCAGCAAAACATCGATTGCTACAGACACCTTCAAAAAGTATTGCGGCATCAAGCGAGATGAAACCGTTTATGCTCGTATTCGTGAACTTGAACAACTGAAATTGATCTCTGTTACTCGTACAACTGGCACAACAAATCAGATCACTATTCTTCAAAACCCATCCCAAACAACCGTAGTACTAACAAACGATACCAGTACGGTTGAACCGCATGGGGGTAGTACGGTTGAACCGCATGGGGGTAGTACGGTTGAACCGCATGGGGGTAGTACGGTTGAACCGCATGGGGGTAGTACGGTTGAACCATACCCTATAAAAGAAAATATTAAAGAAAATATTAAAGAGAGCGCAAACGAAAAAAATTCACCAGATGAAATTCTGAATATCTGGACACCAGATTTGCATTCTCTAAATTCTTGGTTACAGCGCTCTGGATTACCAAAAATCACTCAAGACCAAGCTGAAGAATTACTACTTGAAATCAACCCTCACTACGAAAGCAAAATTCACACTGGTGCAGTAACCACCACTCAGATGTATTCAAATTTTGTGAAGTGGATTAAGCGTGATTTCAAACTTACTGAAAAACTCATGCAGCAAGCAGAGCAAAACATCTCTGAACAACCTCAGCAAACCCAATTTAAGGGCGTTGCAAAGAAATTTAAGGGGATGGACGAATGATTGAATTATTTTCTATTCCAATTGAACAAAGTGTTTTATCAACACTCATGACAATTGATCAAGCAGCGGATGAAATTATATCGGAGCTTGATGTGTCTGATTTCTATGCTGGTAAACATCAAATTATTTTTGCTCATGTCAAAGCACAACAAGCAAAAGGCGAGGCTTTTGATGAAGTAACAATCTTTGAATTAATCAAAGCGAACTCACTTGAGGCAAAAGAGATTGATGAGCAATTCATAGTTAATTTAATGAGTGCTGTTAGATCGGCAACTTTGCTTAATACGCATCTAAAAAAACTCAAAGAGTTTTCGGTTCGCAGAAAGATTCAAGACCTTTCAAAACATATTGGAACAATTGCTGTTGACACCGTTAGCTATGACGCAGAAACCGCAATTCAAAAGGTTCAACAACTTACAAACAACCTTGAGTCTGGAACGGTTGAAAACACACTAAAACATGCACATGAGTTCTCAAAAGCTGCTGTAACTGAGTTTTTAGCACGCCATCAAGCAATCCATGAAAATAAGCCGTATTACGGTGGTGTTAAGACTGGTTTTATTGAGCTAGATAACAAGCTTGGCGAGGTATCAAAAGGCGATCTGGTTTTAATTGGTGCCCGCCCATCAATGGGTAAAACAACTTTCGCTCAAAACCTTGCTATAGACATGATGATCAATCAGTCATTACCAGTGTTGTTCGTTTCAATTGAAATGTCAGGGATGCAGATTGCACAACGTTTGATTAGTGGCTTGGGTCAAATTGAATTAAGCAAAGTTCTGTCAGGAAACGCGCAGATTGACGATGTTGGAAAGATTGATCGTGCATCTCGTTTAATCGAAAAAGCACCACTCATGATTGATGACAGCGCTCGCTCAACAACGGCATCAATTCGCAGGTCTGCTCGAAAGCTCAAAGCTCAATATGGGAAAGTTGGCGCAATCTTTGTTGATTATGTCCAAAAGGTGACACCACTAACTAAAAATAATTTTGGTCGTGGTGACAAAGATATTGGAGAGATTTCGGGTGATTTAAAGCGCATAGCGCGTGATTTTGATTGCCCTGTATTTGCACTGGCACAACTTAACCGAAACCTTGAAAACAGAACAAACAAACGCCCTGTGAACGCAGATTTAAAAGAGTCAGGTGATCTTGAACAGGACGCGGACATCATCATGTTTATTTACCGCGATGAGGTTTACAACAAAGAATCAAAAGACATTGGAACTGCTGAAATCATTATCGGTAAAGCTCGAAATGGGTCAATAGGCACAGTTCGTTTAGCAACTGATTTGGCAAGATCAACATTTGCAGACTTAGATCCATCCTATTTAGCAAGTTTGCAGGAAGTTGGAGGTGTAGCGTGAAACATCCCCTAGATAATCAAACTGTGGATTGGTGTGAAGATCGAATCAATACAAGTGATGTGATTTTATTAAATCAAGAAATTGCCGTAGGTAGAACGCTAAATCTTTTGCATTACGCAGTTAAACAAACAATCCCATTTCAAGTGCGTGATGTGGCTGCAAACGTTACAGGGGTTTACGGATCAATGGCAACTCGATACTTAAATACTTTAGTTCTATTGGGTCTATTAGAAAAAGTAACCCCTTACAAATACCAACCAACCGCTTTGGCAAAGCGAATGATGAATGTTGGAGATAGCAATGAATAAGAAAAAACAGCTTAGAACATGGCTAGAACTTGGTGTTGGTCGTGGCTCGGCTTTAGCCAGAACGTTAAAAGTAAGTCGCCAGTTTATACAAAGCGCATCAATGGGCAAGAGCGGCTTGTCAGATGCTCAGTGGGATTCTTTTAAATACGCAATGAGCATTGTTGAGCTAGATGAAATGCGAAGTCAGAAAAGCATTGAACACAACATCATCAAAGCAGCTCGCAATAGTCACAACGCTGACAGCGAAATCAAAAGCATGTCTTTAGTTGAGTTGGATAAATGGGTCGATGTATTGGGGAGAGTGGCATGACTGGATTTACAGAATTGAGAGATCAGATCAATTTGACGACTGACTTGCAAGAAAAAGAATTGCTACAGCAGCAGTTTGAAATGATGCATCGGGCAGCAGATGAAGAAAGTAAAAAGTTTGAAGATTTGATGCGTGGCGACTGGAGTGATTGGGATGAGTGATGTAGATAACACTTTAAACGAACGTGGCGAGCGTTACGGCAATTATTCAAACGTGGCTGGTACAACTCAACAGCTAATGTCTATCGTTGAACGTGGTGCAAACTACGGGCATTTAAACGCAGAGCAGAAAACCAGTCTTTTTATGATCTGCAACAAGATTGCTAGAGCAGTGAATGGCGACCCAAACTACATAGAGAACTGGCACGATATAGCTGGATATTCAACATTGATCGAAAAAAGCTTAATGACAACTGAAGGTGCGACAAACGCAAAGGTAGTTGCTCAGAAAGTCATTAATGGCGTCATGGAGGATGTTTGAAAATGGCGTGGAATAAGTGTGGAGCGTGGAAGTGATGAAAAGTGAATTTGAGAAGTGGCTTGGCGATGTATGGCTATCTGATGCCGAATGGGATGAATCAAAAAATACATACAGCGATTCTAGAATCCATTGTATGTGGTCAGCTTGGCAACACCAACAAACCAAAATTGATGAGCTGCAAAAGCGGGTGGATCAACAGGGGTTAATCATAGCAAAGGTTATGTCTATTGCATCAGAACTTCAAAAGAGTTGGGCAATGTTTGAGATTGGTAAGAAGTTAGAGCAAGCGCTTAAGGGGGGTGACCAATGACCACTTTCAAAGATGCCCAGCGCATTAGATCAAAACCTGTGGCACGTTCTAAACGTGTCCAAAAGGTGCTAACCGAAGATCAAGAGCAGATCACGCTCATGTCATGGGCGCATCGTGTGAAGTTTGGAAATGGTCGCCTTTCTGATTATCTGTTTCACATCCCGAATGGCGGTTCACGAAACATCATTGAAGCATCAAAACTCAAAAAGATGGGAGTTAAGGCAGGCGTTCCAGATTTACAGTTGATCGTTCCTAACGGCTTGATTCATGGATTATGGATTGAACTCAAATCAAAGACAGGGAAGTTGCAGCCAAGCCAAAGATTGATGATTCAGCGTTTAGAAGAACAGGGCTATTTGTGCAAAGTCTGCTTCGGTGCGGATGAAGCGATAAACGAAATTAAAAAGTATTTGTGTTTGAGTGGTGGTGAGTGATGAATGCAGTAGTAAATCACATTATGCAAACAGTGGACTGGACTCGTTTTAGTCTTGAAGAGTGGCTTTATCAGTTTGGTGCTTGGATGCACTCAAACTCAGGAACTTGTGGTAAGAGTATAAACCCGATTGCAGTTGCTATGGATATTGCTGCAAAGAAAGCGAAACAGAAGAAATTATCAATTTTGACTGAGAAAGTTATTATTGCAGGCTATTTTTGCGGTGAAATAGAGCCAAATCCTAGCTTAAAGCGCCCAAAGTCTGTTTGCCAAATTACAGACAACGAAGCGAGAGCAGTTCAAAGACTAATTTTAGATATACAAGGGCAATCTCACGTATTGGATGAATGGATGGATGCTCTAATTAAGCGGTATTTCTATAACAATTCATGGTCTGAAATGGTTATAACCCAGATGAATCCAGTTGGAGACCATATTATTATTTACTCACAAAATGACGCAAGAGCTGATGTTAAGCGTGGTTTAGCTGCTTTACATGGTAGATATAGCTTTATTCCATATAAGTAACTTGACCTTGTACAAGGCATATGGTATATTCGTGTTAGAGTGGCGTAAGTTGTATGTAGGTCACTAAGTATTTAGAAGCTCATCGAAAGGTGGGCTTTTTTTGTTTCTACAGAAGCCATATAGTTTTAAAAGGTGAGTATTACTTGAGACTGGCGACCTCTTAACACATTAGTTAGCCTTAAAAGCACACTACCCCGCCAAGCCTAGAATCTTGGATTCCGAGATGCTGGACTGGATTCCAGTCGATGCTCAAACTGGCGGGTTTCAATGCCCTGAGAAATGTTCCGTGAAAGCAATATCAAGGCATTAATGGCGGCTCATTTAATCGTAGTGGTTTAAATTTTAATGCCGCCACCCAAATTCAGGAGATCCACATGCTCCAATTCTTATTATGTTTATTCGGCCTGCATGGTGCGACTGAGATCGATTACACGATTGATGATGAAGAAATC